AGCTAACGGATGTATGTCTGCTATTCAGGAATTGTTTGACAACTTAAACTCTCCTGATGGTAGTGGCATTGTTCTTTATATGAATGAAGATACAAAGCGTCGCTTTGAATTCGTTATTCGTGCACTTGGTGCTGGTACTGGTTTTAATACCGATGTGGACGCATTCGACCGTTCGGTTGAAACCTACAAGGGTGCAAAGATCCGTACTGTTGGACGTAAGTTAGATGGAACAACTGCTGTCATTGCAGCTCCAAGTAACTTTGCTGACATTTATGCAGTTCGTTATGGAACTGGTTATGTTCAGGGTTGGCAGTCCGGTCCATTCCGCCCAGAGTATTTGGGTAAGTCCAAGGAAAACGGCATCATGCACAATGTGCTGTTTGACTGGGGAATGGGTCTTTGGATGCCTAACACCCGTTCTATTGGTCGCTTACGGTTAGCAACCAACTAAGGAGAAATTAATATGAGAGACGCTAAACTTACATTCTCGTTTGCAGTAGCAAACCCAGCTACAGCTACAACCTATTTGATTGCAAACGCATCTGCAAATGGTGTTGTTACGTTGGCTATGAACGCTACGTCTACTGGACCAAACGTTGCAGGTACATCCGTAGAATTAAACTATGGTGGGCTTGTCACTAACGGTGTTAGTGGTGCTGTTATGGATTCAAACAATGATGGATCCGTTACTGCTGCTGATTACGCCCGTGGTATGGTTTTAAATGCATTATATGTAAACGTTGCTTTCAACCACACAGGTTTAACGGCAACCGATACAGTTCTTGTTGAACTTCATGGATCAGACACTACTGGATTTACTCCATCGTCAACAACACTGCTTTCCTCAGCTGTTTACACGGCTGCTGCTGCAACTGGTGACGACATGTTGATCCTTAACTTACAATCGTATGCTAAATTCTTACGGCTGAAGTTTATTAGTGCAACGGCACGTACTGGAGCAAATATCAACGTAACTCGAATGCACATCCAGAATGGACGTGAGGGAGTACTCTAGATATGAATCTAGGTCAAATTAAACGCAATGTGCGAATGCTAGGTAGAAATTACTTTGGCACTGATGCAGATCGTGATCCATTTGGCCTAGACTATCTAATTCTAGAACAGGCCAATCAGATAGCTCGTCAAACGGACTGTCTGGTTGGCCGTCGGTATTTAGATCTAACAGTAGATGTAAATGACTACTGTGCTCCAGACATATATAAAATTAAAGTCATCAAGGTGAAAGATATTCTTGGTGATTACCAATCTATACGTGTGTTTGATTATCAAGATCAATACATTGATGGATGGAGAAATAAGCCATCCGACGCAAGACCAGAAATAGCAGTATTCCGTGGAATGAATAATATAAGTGTGTATCCAGCCGTAGCGGCAACTGTTACAAACGGAATCCTTATAGAAGGATACGCACAACCCGGAGATATCTGGCAATATGACTCAGCTGGGACAGCTCTTCCAAATACAGACGCCACTGAATGCCCATTACCAGAAGTTGCGCACGACTGTTTAGTGTATGCGGTGCTACAAGCGCGTTCTATGCAGATGGCAGACATGAACGGATATCAAATATTTAAGGCTGAATACACAGACAGACTATCCATGGTGGATAATTATGCTAGTACTTATGGCCGGAGGGCAAAGTAATGGCTAAAGGTTTTACCGATTTAAAAGTTGAAACGCTACGATTACTAAACGAAACAAATGACTCTGTAGTAGCTGAAGTGCCAGCAGGTGATGGAACAACACCGACTGCCTCCAATAACGCAGGAATTTTGCAGTATTTAAATGAGGCTGCATTCGACTTATGTCGTACCTGCGTGTATCTCCCAACGACATTGTCTGTTGCATCACATACTGGTAGGACTTACGATTTTAGTGCATCGCCTTTAACATATCCAATTACAATTCACATCAATGGAACTACTGTTCCACTTACCCGTTGCGGGGAAAATGAATTACGCTCTTACGATTTAAACTACACAATTACCTCTGGTGAACCTACATATTGGTACGAAGCTGGTTATAACAACATTGGGTTTTACTCTGTTCCATCTACCGCAATTTCATTTATTGCTCGCGGAGCTGGTTTACCTACAGCTATTTTAGAAGGATCAGGCACATTTTCATTTATTAGTGATGACTTACTAATGCAAGCTCTTCCAGCTTACGCAGCTCGTAAAATTGCTCTTAAAAACTACGATGATCCATCTATCGTTGGTCGTACATTTTGGGGGGATTGGTATGATCAGGTGCGTATGCAATTATGGGCAAAACTTGATCCATCATATAAAGCACACAATGGTATCTTTTCTGTACCGCCTGTTATGTCGTCTGGAGGGAAATGATGAATATTGCATGGAGCCGATTAATCTTAATAGCAATAGCCGCTTTTATGGCTAGTGCTGCCCCTGAGTTTGACGCTTCTTGGAAAATGCAACACATACCAGATAACGCAACTTTCGGTACCGTAACTCGTGCTTTGTTACTTTCTGGCATTGAAGGGTTCCGCTCTGGTATACCTGCAATGACTACTGCGTTGATTGCGTTTTTTATGCGACAAGATAGTAGCTTGCCTGTGTTTTCGACACGATTACCGGAGGTTACCAAGATCAGTGAAACGACGAGGGACTTCAATGGATAAGTTACAGATAGACTTAAACACATTGCTTGCTGGTTTTATCGGCGCTTTAATCGGCACTGATTGGAATAAGATAAAGAATGTGCTTCAAGGAGCTATAACAGTTCTGTCAGGAACTGCGTCTGCTATCTACCTTACTCCTATCATGGCTCATCAACTAGGATGGGAACAACCCCATCAAATGATCGGGCTGTCATTCTTACTTGGTACACTTGGTCTGCGTACCGTACAAGCTTTCAACCTAATCATCGAGAAGTCTCTTAAGAAAGTGAGTGAATAAAATGTCTTGGTTAAGCAAGTTTGTAAAGAAGATCGCTAATGTTCCTGAGGTCAAGATACCTTTGGGTGAGGCTTTGTTGCTCAGTCAGATTGCTGACAACCTAGACTTTATGAGTGTGGGTGACCTTGAGAAGTTGCGTGACCTTGCGATGGTCGCTATTGATAAGCGTAAGGTGAAGAAATGAACCTGCAAAACTACCGCTTAGAACCTAACCCGAACAGCCCCGGTGACTGGATTGTCTTTGGTGACATCTACGATGAGAATAATGTACTACTTGGTACATTTGGGCCTAATGGCACGAGCGTCTTTGCTTGGTGGCCAACGCAATCTGTAGACTTTCAAACCGCTTACGTTACTCAATTCAGTTCGATTATGGCGCGTGAAATTGCATACGGGGATTCATTCTAATGGCAACGTATTATGTTCGTCCTGATGGCAATGATTTAAATACGGGTTTAGGTTCATCTACTGCACAAGCGTGGGCAACAATAGTAAAAGCATTAGGAGCCACTGGTATAACTGGTGGGGATACCGTTTATATTGCACCGGGGCGTTATGCCGCAGCGGTAACAATCGGCGGTACTTATTCATCCGCTACAAATATAATAGGTGACCCGCTATGTACACAGTTTAGTGGTTTGACTGCTGGAAAGGTATTTATTACAAATGTCGCTTCCAATGGGGCTTATCTTGGTATTGGTGTCTTACTTAGCGGGTCAGGTAAATCAAATCTAGCATTCTCTGGCATTGCATTTGAACACACATTTAATTCTGCTAGTGCAAAATGTGTAGATTTGCTTTTAGGGCAGAACAATAGTTTTACAAAATGCACATTTCGTCATACTGGATTTGGTGCGGTCTTAATAAATATGTCTGCCCCTGCTTCATTAGCACTAAATGCGACACTTGATAGATGTGTAATGGGTGGTGGGCAGGTTAACTATTCTGGTGCTGCAATGGTTGGACTTGCTGGAAACAATGTTTCCGATACAACATCTTTAAAAAACTGTATCTTTTACTCTGGGGTATTAGGTCCTTTTTTGTTCTTGTCAAGTGTGTCTGCATCCGTTTTTAACTGCACATTTATGAATCATCCGAGTGCAGGGATACAGAGTTCAAGTGGGTCTTTGACATACCCAACGTACGTGAGAAACTGTTTATTTGTTGGAGTAAGTACTGGCATGAACTCATCAGTTACTGGACATATTGTGCAGGAATATAATCGACTGATGAATACTAATATGTATCAAGTAGCAACGTCTGTGACATCGTCTAATAGTTATGATGTTGGCATAGAAGACGGTTATTCCTTAATCAATGGTTTAAATACAACGGCTATACACGCAACGCAATTAGGTGGTGCAAATACATCGTTTGGTACTGCAAGTGGTGCGCCAACAACAGACATCTATGGATTCCCTTGGTCTGGTACATCACCGGATGCTGGAGCATCAACATACAAAACACTAGCAACCATTAACCCCGTATACAACCCAACCGAACGCAACTCTAGTGCAATTACAATTGTTCCGGGTAGCACATCACAAAGCATTGAGTTGTACCTCGGTGTAACAGGTCTTACAGCCTCTACCGCTGGCTTATCAGCTGCGTACAACCGCACGCGAAGTAATCGCGTACAAATAACTCTTGTCAATCTAACGTATATGACTGACGGCTGGGTGTCTGGTGGATTTAAAGAAGTTGACGCCTCTACAATGCCGGGTGTTTACCGTTTAGATCTTCCTGATGCTGCGGTAGCCGTAGGCGCTGATGATGTTACAGTTGTTGTAAAGGGTGCTG